CCAGGGGTAAACCCCGTGGCCTCGCTGGATTGTAAAATCCTCTTGAGTGCTTTATGCACCATTTGGATTATCGAGAACCCGACAACCGGCGTAAAGCCGATTGGAGAACGTAATGCGATCCAAACCGAACAGTCAAGCGCAACGCTTGCCAATACAGAGCTCGACGGATTTATACCGTCAAATTCTGAGGTCCTATGTCGTTGAGACATGTGAACCTAACTGGCCCGTTACAAAGAAGCTCCTTGGAGCACTCCGTGCTTCGGACTGGGATACTGTTGTTAAGACAGTAAACCAGATAGCGAGCTCTGACGTGACACCAGAAGGGTATGAGCCATGGACAGGCACTGAAGTATCTGTCCCTTTCGTACATGTTGTACGTACGATGGCTCAGCTCGTTGGTTTTGTCGCCAAGTACGATTGGTCTGGCTTACTCGAACTTGAGTTAACGCCTGATCAAAAAGCATGGAAGAAATTCCGTGCTCGTGAACACCTGAACCGCCGACTTAATGCGGTTTTTAGGGGTCATCGTGCTCGTGGGACTTTCCCTGCTGGCGATGCCATCCTGCGAAGGATGCAAGCCACCATTCGAAGAGTCCTAGGTGACGAACCGGACTTTGACCTAATCAGTCAAAGTTGCGAGTTCACCTCTGGCGCGTGTATCGGTGTAAAGGGTTCCTCCGTGAATCTAGCTGAAAAGCTGGAGATCGGGAGCCTTACGACATCGAAGTGCGCGTCGTCCTACTACCCTCAGGCTGTACTGAACAACGTACAGCTGTTCGAGTATCACGCGCGTCAGGTTTTCCCTGACGATCGTGACATATTCTGCTTTGACCCGAAAGGTGTCTTTGCAGAATTGGGTAGCTGGTTGCGATTTGAAGAAGAAAGTCGTATTTTATTCGTACCAAAGAAGTTCGACTGTTCGCGAGTAATCGCGAAAGGTCCTACAATTAACGGTTTCCTCCAGAAAGGTGTTGATATCTGGATGAGAGGGCGACTAAAAGCCGTCCTCAACCTAGATCTCACCGATCAAGCCGTGAACCAAATCATGGCGAATGAAGGAAGCCGCTTCGGATATGATCCATACGTGACCCTCGATTTATCGAGCGCCTCGGATTCGATCACAACCGAGCTTTGTAGGACACTTCTACCTAGCGCGTGGTTTTCATTCCTTAATAACTTACGTACGACATCTTATAAGGCCGTTGACCCGTTTTCTGGGTCAGTTGTTACGCGGCCTTTCGAGTTGTTCGTAAATATGGGGAATGGCTTTGCTTTCCCTCTCGAAACGTTGATCTTCGCGGCAGCTATAGTCGCTGTCCACCACGAATGTGGTGTACTGTGTGACTACCGCTGTTACGGGGATGATGTTATCGTACGCCAGTCACTTGCACTTCGAGTTATCGAAGTGTTTCATGACCTCGGCTTCCGGGTTAACAAAGACAAAACACACATCCACGGCCCCTTTCGGGAAAGCTGTGGAGCTAATTGGTACGACGGCATATCGGTATTGCCGATATACATCAGACGTAAACTCGAGTTCATAGGTGACGTGTATAACCTACACAACACCATTGATTCACCGGCCGTTCAGGCGGTGATCTATGATTTTATCAATCAGTTTAACGGCGTGAAGCATGCCGTTCCTGACTGGTCTTCTTATTCCTTTGTTACAACAGAGGCTTTAAGATTACCATTGGATATTATCATGACCTCGCGGTCTGCATCATGGTCCCGAAAGGATCGACGATGGAGATTCTCGTTACTGCGACCCCTCCCCAAGAAGGCATCCGAAAGGATGCTCTTCGAAGGACGAAGTCGCCGTATCGATGTTTTACGCTTGATGCAGATGCTTCACGGGAGTCATCCGACGATGCATTTGCCG